CTGTCCAATTACCCATAACAGAGCGCGGAGAAGAACCTACGTTTCTCACCTAGCAGTCCTCAAGGCTTGTCTTAACCTCTTTGCAAACGTGCTGTCAAAACCTTTTGATCTTGAAAATGCTATGCCCTGACCAATAGATTCAAATGGATATTTAGCTCTGTATTTACCTTGCTTAGTTAGTTTAGCTACCTGTCTTATTCTATGACCAGCAGAACTTCCAGCAGAATCTCTACCATACCTTTCCCATATACCTTCGCTACCCTGATTACCTTTTGGCTTGCCAAAGAAATATTTTTTCTTATTTCTTTTTAATTTATTCATTGCGCCTTTGTTGATATTACCTGAAGGAAACTTAGCTATATCTCCTGAGTTAGTTTTATTGGCGATAACTATTGCGCTATTCTTAGGCGTTCTGATTCCACCATCTACCTGTAGCTTCATATAATCTTCACGCTTCTTGCTAACAAATACAGTAGCAGTAAGGTTATTCTTTTTAGCCTTTTCAACCATAAAGCCTGTTTGTGTAAATTTTGTGGCATTGGTAAATTTCTGTTTTGTTTGTACCTTGTAGGCTTTTTGTAGACTAAAGGCTGTATCATTAAGCGCAAGCATAGTAGCAAAAGGTATTTGCTTCTTCTGTATAGAACTCATACCCTTAGTTACTTCTTTAATATTTGATTTAATATCTACTCTCATGCCCTTCTCCAATATGATTTAGCATCAAACTTTAGTCCTAGTTCAGCAGCCTTTCTCCTTATAGTGCTTGGTGCAACTCCATAAGACATAGCTACATCATGGCTAGATTTACCTTGTTTAATTTGTTTCTTTAGTTTTTCTTTATCTATTTTCATATTATAAGTTCTTATAGTGTTCTATTAGTCTATTAATATACCAAACACACTTCTCTAAGTCTTGTATGTTGGCATCTTTGTATTTATGGCGGTGTAGGTATTTAACTGCTGATCCTTCTAAGTATGCAGGAAAGTCTTTACCTAATTGCTGTTTAATATAATCAATACATTCAACGCCACCTTTATTATAGTGTCGTGGTCTTATTACATTTATATCTTTACTCATTTGTTTCTCCTTTTATATATCCATATTCTTTTGTTATTAATTTGTTTTTTCTTGCAATATTCATTGGTATGGTTTTAAACCAAGTACCAGCGTTTTTATTTTGTATTTCTGTTAGAAGCGGTGAGTTTAATAAAAAATTATATGTAGCTAAAGCATCAAGTATTGCATACCTTATTACTGCTTTGCTTAATGGGTTCACATTGCAATAAATTATTCTATCTGTATTTTTTAGTTTATCTATTTCAGTTGCGCTTCCACATTTACTTCTCGATCTAATTGTTATGTCATCGTAATTAAGATATTTAATATTCCTTATTCTTAAACCACATTTAAGCCTATAATTGCCTTTAGTAATTATTAGATCAGTAGCATTTTTAACATCATCATCAAAAGTTGATAGCTCTATATTGCAATTTAATATCTTTTTAAAATATGGCAAAACATATTTTTGTTGGGTTTCTTCCCATATTTTGTTTTTACTAAAATCATTCATCAAACATTCCTGACTCTAATCCCCAAACATCATAACCATCTCTATCTTCCCTAGAAAATATATCGATTCTTGGCTCAGGGCATACTCTTTTGACAACATCATAAAACTCGTCAGGCTTTCTACTATGTTCCCTTCTTTTTGCATCAAAGCAAGTAAAGAATTGTTTGGTTTCTATAAATGGTTGACCACCCTTTCTAGCCAATAAAACAAATTCACAATTGAATTGTGGCAATCCTACTGGTTGAAACCCACCATTCTTATGCCATACAAAAGTTGCAAGATATGTAAAATCCCAAGCATCAAGCAAATCAAAACTAGGTCTTAGATATTTTTGTGTAGTCCATAACCATAAATGACATTCTTCATGTGCAGGTAATTTAAAATCTTTTATTTCATCTAGTGACATTGTTGGATAATCAAAATCAACTTGATTTGGTGCTAAATCTCTTTGTATTTTTTCCATATCCCAAGGAGGGTCAATAACTATTGTTCTATATTTACCTTCAGGAGGTTTAATTGCTAGTGCTTGTTTTCGCATGGCATCTCTTTTTTCTTTATTTTCAGCACTTCTGCTTTTTCTTATTTGTTTAGCAGCTTCTAATATTTCATCTTCACCTTTAGCAACAATAAGTTCTTGTTCTTCTTTATCTAAAGTTGCAATATCAGATGCAGCACTAACAGATACCCTTCCAGCTTCAACTGATTTTTGTAAATCTTCTATACCTTCTTTTTGTACTTTTTTGGCTAGTTTAATTGTGCCTAAACCCACATTTAATTTTTCAGAAGCATCTTTATTGCTTAAACCTAGGTCAAATTTGTCCGAGGTTAAATCAGTTCTAGTTCCAGCCTTCATATTAGCCAACCTAGCACCAATCATTGCCCTTTGACTTTCGTTTAAATGCCTACGATTTAGATTTAAAGATATGACATAAGATAAAGCATCTTCACCCTCATATTCTACAAAGTTAGGCTCAACACCTGCATCATTACAGGCATTGTATCTATTCCTACCATCAAGTATTTTTCCTTCATGCAATATGATTGATTCAATCAATCCATTTTCTTTTATATCAGCAACCAAGTCGCTATATTGACTTTCATCCATCAATGGAAATAGGTTTGCTAATTCGTGATATTCATAATTCATTTGTTTCTCCTTGATAACTTATTTGCAGTTCTTTGAAATGACCACTCAAGCAGTCTATCTATTAATTTACTCCAACATTCATACATTCTTACAATATATTTCTCCTTGCTAATTCATTCCTACACTTCTGTATAGTTTTTGCTTTGCTGTTAGGTGCATCTATATATTTATTTAGTGCATCAACAGTCATACATTTAAGATAATAATGCTCAGTAGTATATTTACCTGTAGCTTTATTTCTTATCTTTTGACTTGGTTTTAGTTTTATTGGCATTTCTTATCCTTTGAAAACAACAATCATACTATCGTGCATACTTTGTCCATTTGATACTTTTTCTCCAAAAGTATTAATTCCAATAAATTTAACCCTACCTTTAAGAAACCTAATTTCATTTGCATTTGGCTTTATATGATCGTGAAATAAAATAGTACTTGTGCTTACAGGTAGCAAGCAAATACAAACTTTACCCTTTTTAGATTCATCAATGGCTTTTTTTACAAAAGCATCTTTTAATTTTTTACTGTAGGGTGGATTTATAAAATTTCTTTTACCCCATTCAATGTCAAGACCATTAAAGTCTGCATATAAAGGACAAGGATCGAAATCAAAATTAAATTCTTTATTTAATTTGTTATAAAGATCTTTGGGTGTTTCCCAGTTATCGTGATTATTTAGATTTCTGTTTTTCATCCTTCTTCCCTTTTTTCTTTTTATTAAATATCTTATCCCAATTTGCATCTATCTTCTTTTTATCTTCAGGTCTTCTTTTGCTACCTTTACCGCCTTCCCATTGACTCATTTATATTCAATCCTCTCAAATGTTACATCTTTAGATAGTTTTGTTAATCTAGCTTTTAGTTCAATCATATCTTTAGGAATACATCTAAATAATTCTTCTATACTAAAAAACATTAAATCATCTTCATTTTTATATATCTTACGCATTAAAGGCATTTCATCATCTGTATCACATAACATAACTAACTTATCTCTAAACTTAAAACACTTATGATTTGGCTGTATTTGATGATAACCGCTTTTCTCACATTCTATATTAAGGCGATCCAATGCTCTTTCCATCATATCAAGCATCTGCATTTTCTTTTTAGGGTTGTCTTTTTGTAAAGATTCTTTAAACATCATCTCAGCTTTACAAAATTTTATCTCAAAATTAATACCAGTCATTTTAAAAATGCGTTTTCTATTACCCCATTTTTCGTATGTACGAGATTCATAATCTCTAAATTTTTTTAATTTATCTTCTAAAGATTCGTCTATATAACTTTTCATAGCTTCCTCGATGATTTAGTAGGAAGTAAGGGAAGTATTACATACTTCCTTCCCTTCCTTCCTTCATAATTATTCATTTTTAGCCTAAACTTCCTTCAAAACTTCCCTCTAAACTTCCTTCAAACTTCCTTCTCATTAAAACTTATCCTCAAACTCAGGCTCATAATTCTTAAATTTTGTATGTTGCCAACCAAACTTTTCATGCTTATAAACCTGACCTTTTTCTTTTAGTGCTTCTAAATGTTTACCAATATTATTTGCATTTATATTATCACCAGCTTTATTTTTTATATAACCCTCTAAATCACTTGGAGTCATAAATTGATCTGCTGGATTTTGATTATCTTTAATATATGCAACAGTTTCTAAAGCGTTTAGCGTTCTTTCTTGCATCATTGGTAATTTATCTTTTTTCTTTGTTTTAAAATCTATATCAGTCAATTCTAAAAAACCTGAAGTTAGATTTAAACCTTCACCTATAATCTCTACTTCTTTAAATGCAAATGACTTAGCTTCCATTCCCTGACCATCTTTATTTAACGTCTGCTCAAATGATACAAACATCTTTTCTTCTAGTGAATCACCTACAGCCTTATCTTCTCTAGCCACCTTAAATTCATAATCTAGTGATGCACCCATAACACTTGATCCACGACCTCTATCATTATTTCCATGACCAGTATGGTGAACTAAACATACACAACATTTATATTCTGATATCAAACCATCTAATTTGTTTATGAAGTTACCTACATCTTCAGCACTATTCTCATTTCCGACAAAATTACGTTGAAAAGTATCAATGACTATCATGCCAATTTCACCAACTTTATTTTGTAGATACTCTATTTCTTCGACTAACTTTTTAAAATCATCATCATCATTTACCCTTACAGCCCTATCAGACAAATATAAAGGTACGTCTGTTAGATTAAACATTCCTTGTTGCCAAGCTGCTAGCCTGCGCTTAACCCCGCGCTGACCTTCCCCACATACATACATGACTGGTTTAGCAAAAGACTGATTGCCATAAAAAGACTCACCTTTAGCAATAGCAGCACTCATAGCAATAGCTATAAAAGACTTGCCACTTTTAGGCGCACCAAATATACACATTAGGGCTTCCTTTTCACATACATCTTTTATTAGCCAATCAGGGTTATCAACTTGCTTTAATACTTCATCCGCCCTTGTAAATGTTATTGATCCTTTAGGCTTCTTTTCTTCACAACTGTTTATATAATCTTCTAAATCTTTAGACTCCTTAAAATCACCTCTAATGTAAGCATCATATAAATCATCTTTTTCATTAAAGCCTTTAGGTGGCTCAACCACTTTAACCTTGCACCCATTCTTTTTTAAATACGCTGATATATCTTGAGCCACCTTTTTACCTGCTTCATCGTTATCAGGAAACACCCAAACATCTCTACCAAATATAGGACTCCAATCTGCTTTATCCCAAGCATTTACTCCACCATGCCAAGTACAAGAATCACCATCGTATATAGCTTCTGAGCCACGCATAGCCTTTTCACCTTCATTAATAATAATAGGCTTATCTTTGTGATTATCTGTAAAGTAAATAGGTAACAAACCTTCAGGTCGCTTCATAGACCAACTACCATCCATATTAAGGCTAAATGGTGCGTATTTTTGCTTTATGTAATGTCCTTCAGGAAACCTAAGAACCATAAAGTTATCTGCATATTTAACCTTAATTACTGCTTGTTTATAAAGATCAACCATTTGATCCCTAGAGAATGACCTAGCATTGCTTTTGGCTTTATTTTCGCGGGGAGCTGTAAAGCCACTGATTAAGGAGTCATTTGAAGTCAATGCTAAGTCATAACCAAACTGTTTTAAAACTGTATTAACATCCTGATTTAGATGTTTTATTAAATCTATAATGCCACCGC